TGTTATATCTTTTTTGTTAGTGAAAGAGATTACTGTATTAGAACCGAGTAATGATTTTCTGATGACAAATCTTTTAGTAGTTAGTTTATTATTATTCATAGTTTTTATTTTTATTTGTTATTAATTTAGTTTAGTTATTATTATTATCTTTAGTTAGTCGTAATTAGTTTGTAAGAGTGTAACTTTATTTGTATGTTTATTTTAGTAGTAAAGTCTTACACTTGTTCTCTCAGTAACTTACATCTGATATTATCCAAGATATTATGTTAATGATAGTGAAAGTAGTTAGTATATATATTAAAGAAGTTATCATGTTTGTTTTATTTATTTAGTTAATTATTTATTTATCTTATACTATTATTATCTAACATGCATCGTACTTAGTTTGTAGGAATATCTCAATAAAATATATAAAATAAAAGGAAAAGGTAAAACATAACTCGTTGATTATCAAAACAATAGGGGGCTGGTGATCATGGAATCCATTTTGTAACTGGTTGATTATCAGTCAGATAGGGGTATAGTACCTTACTTCTACTTAACTAATATGGTTATGAAAAACAGTGACATTAGGCCGTTAGACCTAGCCTAGTAACAGGCTATTGTCACACTTTTGCTATTTCAATAATCATCTTTATTATTTTAAGTATGTTCAATATTATTTCTGTTATTTTCTTTATTGTATCTTTCTTATTCATATATATTATATAGATTTATTTAGTTTTGTTTCACTAAACAATAAGTAAAAATGAATAATTCTATGTAATATACTAACTTAAGACAAAAGAATTAATTATGGCTAAGAAATTAAAACAAAAAAGCAGCGCTAAGAAAGGTAGCAGTTCTGAAACTACTCCAGAGCAAAACTTTGCTAAAGCTTTTTACCAAGGAGATATAAACACTCAGCAGATGAATGAAATAATGAGTGGAGAAACTAATAGAGCAACTGGTAAGTCAGGTACGAATTACATACAAGTACCAGGAAGAGGAAATTCAAACCCTTACTCAAGCTTACAAAATAGAGGATTAATATCACCATTGAGAGAAGATGGAGAACCAGAAGCAAAAGACAGTGCACCAGTTGAAGATGTTTCTACTACAGAAATAAGTGGTAAGAAATTATCAGTGGATGCACCAACCAGTACTGAAAGTGATTTAGTAGCAGTTAGAAAAGCAGGTAGAGTTGTAGGTTACATGAGAGGTAGTAATAAAAGTACTTTTAAACCTAACTAGTAATGGCATACAATCAATCAGGGTTAAAAAACATCGGAGATATAAGAGGTAAGATACTTAAAGGTAAGACTAATACTGACATGTCCACTCAAGAAATGAAGGATGTAGTTAGCGAAAGGCTTAGACAAGACATGACAGGTCCTCAGAGTATTAGACAAGTAAGAAACAATAGAGTTCAAGATGTTACTATAACACCTGGTAGTCCTGGTAAATCTGGCTACATACCTGAAGGAAAAGGTACTAGCATGAAAGATATTAAAAGAACTTCAGGCTACAAAAGCCAAAAAGCTATTGAGTTCAAGCAAAGAGAAAAAGCAGACAGATCTAATAAGATGAAAGAGTCTGTTAGTAAGGTAGGTAAAGGACTAAAATATGGTGCAGTTGAGTTAGGTAATATTGCTTTAGATAAAATGCCTTTTTCTGGCATGACAACAGGTAAAAGAAGGTACTTTGTTGGTCCAGAATCTGGAAGTCAAGACAGAGTGTTTGGAAGCGATGAGAAAGGACACCATAGAAGATATTTGGCAGGTGGAGCTAAAACAACTCACTACCCAAGGATGACTAATAAAGAGTGGAAAAAGACTAAAAAAGCTAATTATACAGTAGGTGAAAGAGCTAGGAACTCAATAGATCAAACAGGCATGAAGTCACTAGGCGCTGCATTTATAGGACTTGCTGGAGTAACACTTGATAACAGTGGATTTGGTGGAAAAAAAGGTAAAAAACCTGGACAATGGCAAAAGAACATTATAAATAAGGTTAAAAGTATTTTTTAATGCCTTATTTATCACCAAAAGCTAAAAGAGATAAAGCTGCAAGAGATTTAAAAGCTGCTAAAACTCCAGCTAGACGTAAGAAAAAAGCAGAGAATCAGCGTAAGAGAAGAGCAGCAGCAAAGAAACATGGTAAGTCTTGGTTAAAAGGTAAAGACTATGACCATGAAGATAAGAAATTTGAGTCCGTTAAGCGAAACAGAGGCAACGACGGCAATGGAACTAAAAAAGAAGGTAAGAAAACTAAACGTAAAAAGAAATAATGGCTATAATATACACATATCCAATAAAAACAACACTAGCAGATAGTGATTTAATACTTATATCAGACTCTGCAGATGCTAACAAAACTAAAAACGCTACAGTAACATCGATAAAAGATGCTATTGACGTTGTAGATAGCTTAACTGCTACTTTACCATTGTTATCTTCTTCAGCTACAGGATCACCAGATTTATCCATAAGCGGAATATCAGGATATGGCACTGCTGGTCAAGTGATGAGGATGAACACTGGTGCTACAGCTCTTGAGTGGGCTACTGTTAGCGGTGGGTCTGGAGACGGCTTGACAATATATAACGATGGCAGTGGTATAGGTTTAAATATTACCAAGTTAGACTTTATAGGATCTGGAGTTTTAGCTACTGTAGATGTTAATGACAACGCGAGAGTAAATGTAACTATATCTGGTGGCAGTGGTGTTGATTCTGTAGTTACTACAAATGGCACATATATTGATTTAACACCTACCTCTGCTTCTACAGGAGCTGTAACTGTTACCGCTGATTTATCAGCCGCTGATGGCACTTCAGATGCTACAACTAGGTTTTTAAGTAAAAACAATACCTGGGACGTTCCTACTAATAATTTAGGTAGCAACAACCAAACTTTAACTGCTGGCAGAAGCATTGATATGGCTGGTTTTGATTTAACATTAACTAACAATTCAGCAGTTAGACTTTTTGACTTTGAGCATAACACTAATAAATTAACAGTTGGCAACTCGGTTCAAGACAAAAAAGGAACTGTTAAAATAGAAGGTCAATCAGGAGTTAATAGAGGTGGTATACTTGAAATGGGTGCTGGTGGAAGCACTAACCATGTCCAAATAAAAGGTCCTGATACTCTTGCCACAAATTACGATTTAACATTACCTAATGCTCAAGGTGCTACAGGCACTTTTCTTCAAAACGACGGAACTGGAGTATTGAGCTTTGTTCAAGGTGTTACTTATCAAGAAGGAACATGGAGTCCAGTTATGTTTGGAGCAGGATCACCTAGTGTCACAGCTACTGGTCAATATGTTAAGATCGGAAAAAATGTTACTGTTTGGTTTAGTTTAATTTGCACTGCTGGTGACACACTTGTCAATGCTAGAATATCGGGTCTTCCATTTAACGGAGTGCCATCCGGTACTTACGGCTATAATGGAGGAGCTAGTATATCTCAAAACACTAGCACTCAAAACATAACAAGATACGTTACAGGTGTAAGTGGTGGTGCTACAACTTTAGATTTAAGAATATTTACAAGTGGAACAGATTATCAATATGCTTTGGGTTACTGGCCAAGTTCGTCTAACAGCTTTACAGTCAGAGGAAGTTATACATATAAATCAGTAAATTAATATAAAAAAAATGGCAATTACAAAACAAAAAACAATAGAAGAAATACAAGTAGCTGGAGAATATAAACAGATATTTGTGTTAGAAGTTACTAAAATACTAGAAGATGGTGTTGAAATATCTAGTAACAATCATAGAACAAGCTATTTACCTAGCGAAGATGTTTCATCTTTAGATCCTCAAATAGTGGCTATAGCAAATGCAGCTTGGACACAAGATGTTAAAGACGCTTGGCAAGCTCATTTAGACTCTATACCTCAACCTGTTGAGTAAAATATTTCTACCATGTAGAAACCACTACTATCAAGTGATAGTATATAATAACCAACGTTTAACTAAAACCAAATACAATGACGTTTTTATATACCCGTACCAATACGTGGAGTAGTACACCACAACCAAATGAAGAAACCATTAAGCTATGGGAACATATCTCACAGAAGAAAAACTGGAGAATAACTCAACTACCTAATGGATTTTTACAAACCGAATACAAAGATATGAACTCAAATGAATGGGTTGATGTAACCAGAAGAGAAACAATAGCTGGAGCAGAGCAAGCAATAGATAGTTCTATTGAGCATTATGCTAAAAAGCTAGAGTTTACCAAAGGACCGAAAGTTGTAAAAACCTTCGAATAGTATTCAAATCAATCATATTTAATCAAATCAAATGCAAGAATTAAAGTTAGTTAAAAACCTGACTTTTGGCGATACAGCTAGGAGTCAGGTATTAACTGGGGTAGAAAAACTTACTAATGCAGTGGGTTCAACCCTAGGAGCAAGTGGAAAATGTGTTATACTAGAAGATAGCAATGGCGCACCACAAATAACAAAAGACGGAGTAACAGTTGCTAATAGCATAACGTTACAAGAACCGTTACAAAATATTGGAGCTACGTTAATAAAGCAAGCAGCACAGAGAACTGTGTCAGATGCGGGTGATGGTACAACCACCGCCACTATATTAGCTAAAGCTATTTTAGATGAAGCAGACAAACACTCTGAAGCAGATACCTTAAGAAACATGAAAGATGGTATTGAAAAAGGTGTTGACAATGTCGTGAAGTATCTAACAAAAAAGAGTAAGAAGGTAAGAGGAAATAAGATAGACCAAGTAGCTACTATATCGGCTAACAACGATAAGGAGCTAGGCAAGGTTATAGGAGAAGCATTCAGATTAGTGGACGAAACCGGAGTTGTTATGATGGAAACAAATGAACAACCTGAAACTGTCGTAGAATTAATAGAGGGTGTTCAATATGACCAAGCGTTAAAGAACAACCACTTTATTACCAACACAGAAAAAGGAACGGCTGAACTTGAAAATCCGTTGGTTCTAATCGTTGAATCAGTAATACCCAACGTGCGGAAGATTCAGTCAATCCTTGAATTTATTATAAAAAATGGTAAGAGTCTTCTTATCATTGCAGATGTTGACCCACAAGTAGTTTCCGCGTTAGCCATGAACAAGAAGAAGGGTAATATAAAGGTCAATATCGTAGATGCGCCTACGTATGGAATCAGCAAGAAGGATGTATTATCTGATCTTTGTGCTGTTACTGGCGCTACACTTATTAATGAAGATCTAGGAGATGATATGGATATTATACAACCTGAACATTTAGGTGCATGTATTAAGTCTGTAACAAATCACGAAGAAACAATACTACAAGTTGATTTAACTGAAAACACAGAAGTTAAAGAAACTATTGCTTTATTAGAAAAGAATATAAAAGAAACTAAAAACCCTAACATTATAGTTAGACTAGAGAAACGATTAGCTAAGTTAAAAGCTAAAGTTGCTACAGTTAAAGTTGGGGCTAACTCTGAAATAGAACTGAAAGAGAAGAGAGATAGAGTTGAAGATGCTATTTGCGCTACAAAAGCCGCGATTAAAGAAGGTATAGTGCCAGGAGGCGGTATAGCTTTATTAAACGCTAGTATGCATTTAGAGCCAAAGTCAATAGGTGAAGAGGTATTATACCAAGCTATAAAAGCTCCTTTTGATTTGATACTTAAAAATGCCGGTGTAGAAGGTTATAAAACTCCAGAAGTAGAAGGCTTAGGATTAGATGTGGTTACAGGAAAAACGGTGGATATGGTAAAAGCCGGAATTATAGATCCTTTGTTAGTTACTAAAAGTGCACTAATGAACGCGGCTTCAGTAGCTACCACTATATTATCAACTGATTGTGTAATCAATAATGTGAGAGCATGAAAGCAGTAGGTAAGTATATAGTTATAGATCCTATCAAAGAAGTTGATACGACTACAAAAGGAGGTTTAATTCTAGCTGAAAAGCAAAGAGAAGATATAAGATACAGAAGAGCTAAGGTTGTAGAACCTGGCTCTGATGTAGAAGTATTAAAAAAAGGTGATGAAGTTTATTATGACAAATCAGCTGGATTTAATATTGAAATAAATAAAGAAAACTATAAAGTCATTAAAGAGTTTGATATAGTTATTATTTTATGAGAAGATTAACATCTGGTGATTTAAAAGAACTAGGTTTACTCAAGCATTATAGAATAATAAGGAAATGGGCTTGTAAGACTAATGAATTAACAGATGCAGATCTAGAGCTACTAATTTACTTAGATGCTATAGATATGTTTACTAAAGATGATTTTAAAAAAGGTACGTACTCATTCAGCTGGGATAACAGGCGCTGGAACAGATTATTGAAACAAGGGTGGATTACAGTGTGGCGGAAAAGAAACCACACCACTCAAAAATATCATATATATAAAGTTTCCTATAAGTGCAAACAGCTGATAAGTCGCATGTACCGTGTTATGTTAGGCGAAGAAAACATGCCTACAACTAAATTAGAAAATAGTAATAGATATAGTTACAAAGTAATAACAAAAGCAATTGAATATGCCAACAAAGACAAATAAATCACCGCTACATATATCACCTGGAATGATAATGACTATTGGTAAGGGAATCCTTGGTGTTTCAGCTAGCAACTTAAGTAACATGCCAACTGAGTTTAAGCAGATAAGAGAAGAGGGTAAAGGTAATAGATCTTTCGGTGGATTTTTAAAAGGCACAGGTAGACTACTTTTAACTTCTGGTCAGTCAACCATTAGTGGTTTATCAAAAGGCGTTTTAGGTACTGACTTTGGTTTAGGTCAAAAAGGTTATCTCGCTGATAATATACCTAAGACACCTCAAGAAGAAGCAGCTGAATCTGCTAAAAAATATTCAACTAATATAGATTTATATGGTGAAGAAAATTTACCAAATCAAGATTTAGTAAACCCAACTGGAACATCAAATATAACAAATATGAAACCATTTAAACAATTAACACAAAACGAAGGTAATACAGCAAAAAACATGAGCGCTTTTCAATATAAGAGCGGTTTGAAAATGTCTGTAATATCTGGGTCTTCTAACTTACCAATGAGATCATCTTTAAAAATGTAAGATTTATCCGGAGACGGTAAAAAAACAATGAAAGATGTGTTAATAGGTAGAGGAGTTATAGATAAAGAAGGAAACAAAATTAAATAAATAATTATGCCAAGTTACGGAGAATATCAAAAACCTGCGGGAGTATTAAAATCTTGCGGATGTGACAGTATGTGTGAATGCCATACTAAAAAGAACATACCAGGTATTGAGAACAACATACCTTACAAAGGTAACGCTGTTCTTAACGCTAACAAATAGTGGTTATGCAAGACTTGAAGCTGTATTTGTTAAACGCTTCTTCATTTACTCTAGCTAGTATGAACTGGATAGAGCCAGCGTTAGAAGTTATACTACTAATGTTGACTATTGGATACACTGTACATAAGTGGATGCTACTACATAAGAAATATGATAATAAGTAAGCATATATCATATAAAGAAGCTACAAGATCTATAACAGCTAAGAGATTAGGTGTAGAGAACGCTCCTAGTGAAGAGCATGTAACTAATATGCAGATTTTAGCAGAGAAAGTATTTGAGCCTCTTAGAACTCACGTAGGCAAGCCTATTTGCATTAATAGTATGTACAGATCAAGTGATCTTAACAAAGCTATAGGTGGGAGTAAAACTTCACAGCACTGTAAAGGCCAAGCTATGGATGTAGACGATAAGTATGGTCATGCTACTAACGCTGAGATGTTTGAGTTTATAAAAGATAATTTAAGTTTTGATCAATTAATATGGGAGTTTGGTACAGACGATAATCCAGACTGGATACATATTAGTTATGTGTCAGAAGAAAAGAATAGGAATATAATGCTTAAAGCATATAAGAATAAAGGTAGAACTGCATACAAAAAAATATAAATGAAAATATCTGAGTCAACTGAATTTAAAATTGATTTAAAAACTGTAATTGGTATAATAATGTTAACAACCACTTTAGTTGGTATGTACTACACATTGCAAGAGGATATACAGTTAGCTAAGACATTGCCACCTGTAGAGGTAGAAAGATTAGAATACGATTTAAAAGAACAGTGGAACAAGCAGAATATAGATGAACTTATAGAAAGAGTTGACATGCTTGAAGAAGCTAATGATATTTTAAAAGAAGAAATTAAGATAACTTCATCGATGTTACAAGATGGTACTAAAGCAGATGACAAGTTTGAAGAGTTAAACAGGCAGTTAGAAGAATTACAAAACAAAAAACCTAAAACAACTGTTATAGTTAAAGAAGTTCAAGTAAGTAAGAAACGAAGATAATGGGGTATAGTGCAATACAAAAAAAGAAAAAAGATTCCTGCTGGCCAGGCTATGTAGCTAAAGGTAAGAAGAAATCACCTAGCGGTAAAAAAACTAAAGGTGGTAAAGCTAAAATGGTTAATAACTGCGTTAAAGTAGGTAAAAAGAAATAAATGTATACTCAACCAAGTAGCCCTTTTGAAAAGAAAGGTAAACTAAGAAAAACTACCAAAGGTAAGGGCCGTAACTTCAGGACAACTGAAGAAGGTGCTGGTATGACTGCTAAAGGAGTTAAAGAGTATAGGAAGAAAAACCCAGGTAGCAAGCTTAAGACTGCTGTAACTGGAAAAGTAAAACCAGGTAGTAAAGCTGCTAAAAGAAGAAAGTCTTTTTGTGCTAGATCTAAAAGTTGGACTAGTGAAAGAGGTAAAGCTGCTAGACGTAGATGGAAGTGTTAATTATGGAGTCAAAAGGTTTAGGAGATACAATAGAAAAGATAACTACTGCAACAGGTATAAAAGCTATAGCTGATAAAATACCAGGTGGATGTGGATGCGCTAAGCGTAAAGAAAAATTAAACAAAGCTTTTCCTTATAAAAAATGAGTTTTAAATTAAAATCACCTTATAACATAGATAATACTCCTATATACTTTGTAGAAGAAGAAGACGGCGTTTTAGGTAGAACTAATATGAACTGTAGCATTACTATAAATAGTAAAGTAAAAGATCCTAAGCAAGTAGAAAGCATTATAAAACATGAGAAAGTGCACGTTAAACAAATAAAAGACGGCAGACTCGCTTATGACGATAACAATATTTACCATAGGAAAAATGGTAAAGGTAAATGGAAAGTTAAAAAAAGAAGTAAACAAGTGGATGGTTCTCCATTAAATTGGTGGGAAAAAGAAGCTTATAAAAAATAAACTATGAACGAAGAAAAAGAAGAGCCTTATAAAACTATATACAGAAAAGATGGTTCAAAGAAAAAAGAGTATTACGACATGGAGGGTGGCAAGTCAATGGTTGCTAAGTACGATAAAGATGAGGAGTTGAAAAAAACTAAAGTTAAAAGAAGCGGTTTACTAAATAAAGGGTCAATATCTCCAATAATGGCTAAATGTGGTTCTTATAGACACAGTAAAAAATAATGGCTGAAAAGAAAAAGCTAAGAGAAACTAAAGTAGGGAGCTTTCTAGCTAGCAAAGCCCCTGCACTTCTCAAAAAGATAGGCGAGGTATTACCAGATAAAGGTGGTCTTGCGATAGTAAAAAATCTTATAACAAGTGATACTAAGATTAAAGCTGTTGACAAGGAACAAGCAATGAAGCTTATAGAACAAGATATAACAGAGCTTAAAGAAATTTCAAGTAGATGGAGAGTTGATATGAAAAGTGATTCGTGGTTAAGTAAAAATACTAGACCACTTACTTTAATATACTTAACATTTGCTTCAACAATATTAATAATAATTGACTCATTCCATACTATGTTTGATGTAGACACTGCTTGGGTTGAATTATTGAAAACTTTACTGATTACAGTATATGTAGCGTACTTTGGTTCAAGAGGCGCTGAAAAAATTACAAAAATAAATAAATAAATAAAATGGCAGTAAAAGGATTAGCAGGTAATTTTCAAGCACAACCTAGAGTTTTTGCTCATGATGCTGTGGGATTAACAGCCGCTCAAATAAATTCTGGAACTTATGTTATACCAGGAACTGAAAGTAGAGGAGTTTGCTTGTACGTGGGTAAAGCGATGGATACTATAACTGTAACTATGGAAAGTGGTTCTACACCAGTGATATTCAAAGGTATCAATGCTGGGTCTTTCTTACCTATATTAGTTACTTCAGTTATAGGTGCACTTCCTTCAGATTCAGTAACTTTAGCAGATAACGATATACTAGTATTATACTAAGATATGTTTATAGGTATAGCTGGTACAATACCTAATTTACCAAATTTACCTGGTCAAGGTGGAGGTGGTGGAGTAGAGGTTCTTTTAGAGTATGATTCATCTAGTTTTTGTAAAGTAACAAATCCAAACTTAATTTCACCTACCGTAGCTGAGCCTGCTGGTGGTACTTTTTCTTATACTGGTACAGGAACTTTAGGTATAGTACCAAATAGTGGTTTAATAAATGTTTTCGAGTCTGACTCTGGAAGTTACACTATAACTTACTCTGTTGGCGGATCTTCTTCTAGCTTTCCTATAGCCATAGGAAACGAAATAATACTTTCTATAACGACTTCTCCTGGAGCTACAATATGCACAGGTGATACAGCTACTTTAACTGCTAATGCTTCTGGTGGTTCTGGTGGTTTTACTTATTCTTGGGATACAAGCCCAGTTCAAACTATTCAATCTATAGATGTAACTACTTCTGGAAATTACACCGTCACTGTTACGGACAGTGATGGTTGTTCCGTTTCAGCTGTACAGCAAATAACAGCTTCAACAAATGCAACTGCAATAGCTAGTATTAATAACGATGCTGCTATGAGTTTTAATGGAACAGATTCTTATATAGATGCGGGAACTGGTTTAGGAAATTCTTTGGGCAATTCTTATAGTGGTGATTTAAGTATTTCGATATGGTTTAAAGCTACGTCAATAGGAACGGCTCCTGGACTATTTTCTATTAATAATGGCAATGGTCTTTTTGGTCCTATACAAATATATTTTTTTAATAATAGATTATATTTTAGAGTTCAACCAACTCAATCAGGTTGGAATTATATTAGTATTCCTTTTACAGATACAACAAGTTGGCATCATTTAACCGTTGTTTATAAGTCAGGTAGTCAATCCAATTCTAAAATGTATTTAGACGGTGCTGATACTTCTACAAATTCTGGTGGTTCATTTCCAACAACATTAGATTTTGATGGTATTAAAACTTTAATTGGCTACTATTTTTCTGATTCTTATCTTTTCAATGGCTCTATAGATGAAGTAGCAGTTTGGGATTCAGCATTAAGCTCTTGTGATGTTAAAGGAATACACGACGCTACAGTTACAGTAAATGGTCAGCCTAAGTCAGCTAACTTATTAGATACAAATACAACAATACCAGCTCCGGTATATTGGAACAGAATGGGAGATAGTTAAAAAATAGAATATGTCAGCAAAGTATAAAAGTCCAAGTTTTTTATTACCTAACGAGTTAAACACAAATACTAACCCGCTTAATACGGATGGTAATCCTGCTACTGGTACTGGTATCAATAGTTTGTATTCTATGGATTTTGATGGAACAAACAACGTTGAATGTGGAAATATTTCAGCATTAAACGGAGCTACGCAAGCAACTTGGTCTTGTTGGTATAAAAGAACAGGTGGCGGTTCTACTTATTTTATGGGTAGTTGGGGGAATGGAGCAAATACAAAACAATTTATTGCATATCAATTTGGCTCCCAAGGTGGTATGGATGTATATATGGGGAAAAATACCAGTGGTTCAAATGGAGAACATACAATGTTTCAAAATGTTAATTGTGGAATTAATCAAAATACTTGGCATCATATGGTTTTTGTTTTTGACGCGTCTGAGTCAAGCAATGCAGATAAATTAAAATTTTATCTTGATGGAACGCAAATAACTAATACTTCAGCTGGCGGTTCTTTAACATCTTTAAATAGTGTAACAACAGATTTTATATTAGCAGCCCCGCTTTCATCAGGTAAGTTAACTGGAAACCTTGACGAAGTAGCTGTATTCAACAGAGCTTTAAATACTACAGAAATAGCTGCACTATATGGAGGGACTAGTCCTAACATATATCCATCTAACTTAATGGCTACAGATTTAAATCCTATAGCTTACTATCCATTAGGTGAGCAAGCACAAAACTCTGGTTATTTTGGTAATACAACTCCAGCTAATAATGTATGGCAATTTCCAAATGGTGTATTGCAAGATTATGTAATGGATTTTGATGGAACAGGTAAAATAGACGCTGGAATTATTTCATCATTAAATAATGCTTCTGAATTTACTATATCAACTTGGGTTAAGTTAAATGATTTAACTAATAATTATAGAATATTTGGAAATAGAGAGTCTAGCTCACCTTATAAAGGTTTAGGTGTTGAAACAGGTAGTTCATCTAATGCAGGAAAACTTTTCTTTTATAGTATGAGTAATAATGGAGCTTATCCAAGCGTTGGTATAACTATGTCTAATGAAGGAATAACTGCTAATAATTGGTTTCTTTTAACTTGTAAATACAAAAACTCTACACAAGAAATATTTATAAACGGAAGCTCAACTACAGTAACTTCTGGAAGTAAAACTTCAAATGTTGCCTCTACCACAGACACTACTACAGCTAATTTTTTAATTGGGGCTGACTCTATTTCGTCTTCAGGAAAATTAAATGGAGAATTAAGTAACTTTCAAATATTTAATACAGGTATTGACTCTACAGGATCTAACTCAATACAAACTATATACAACAACGGTTCTCCACTTACAGATATGTCAGGGTTTACTTCTTTGACAAACTGGTGGAAACTAAATGCAGATTCTGTTTATACGCCTAGTGTGTCTAAGTATCCAACAGCTTTAGAATTTCCCGGCAATGCTGGAGCAAGTGAAATTAACACTGGAGTAATTTCAAGCTTAAATAATGCAAGTGCTTTTACTGTTTCTTTTTGGATGCTAAGAACCGCCACGCATAGTACTTTAAATCCATTCTTTTTTGGGAATAGAGATTCTTCAAATAGTTACAAGGGTATTGCTTTTTATATGGGTAGAGATTCTCCATCTATTCGAACTCACGGTTTCTACGTATATAGCGTTTCTGGCGGATATGCTTTTTATGAATTTCCAGCAAATTATTTTAGAGAATTAAATACTTGGCACCATGTTGTTTTAACTTGGGATACTTCAAGAACTCCTAATATGTTTGTTGGTTATTGGAATGGTGGTAATGCGGTTAGTAGTAACGGAACTCCTCCTGATACAAGTATTACTCAAACTGTGTCAACTGGTGATTTTCACATTGGTACTGACTGGGCAAACACATCCCACTTTGGTGGTCAAATGTCAAATTTTGCAATATATGACTCAGCTTTAACTGCTGATCAAGTGTCAACGCTATTTAATTTTGGAACTCCAGAAGTTAATACATCTTTCTCTCCTACACATAATTGGAAATTAGATAATCTCACAACTGGGTTAAACGATGTAGGCTCATTAGCAAGTAATGATGGAAGTGATATAGCAGTAGTTGAAGTTAACAGTAATGTTGCTACTATCCCATCTTGGAAAATACCAAGTGAATTACCTATTACAAGTGCAAATTATACAACGGCTTTAGATTTTGATTCTGCAAGTAGTGATTATATAGATTGTGGTAATGATGCAAGTTTTAATTTTGGTACAGGAGATTTTACAGTTAGTTCTTGGATAAATATTTCAAGCGGAAATAGTTCTTATAGATGGATTTTTGGTTATGGACGAACTACAGGTCTTGAAATAGGTTTACATAATACAACTAATAATAATTTAAGATTATGGATTGCAGGTAGTCTATTAATTTCAAGTGAAAGCATAAGTTCAGATACTTGGCATAATTTAATTGTAAAAAGAGAAAGCGGTTCAATTTCAGCATTTTTAGATAATACTTCTTTAACACTTTCAGGAAGTGGAGGTGCTGGAAGTATTAGTAATGACAATGCTTATATTGGTGCTTGGGGTAGTGGAGTGGAAGATTATTTTGATGGCTCTATTTCAAATGTAGCAGTATATAACTCAGCTTTAACAGCTCCACAAGTTTCAACTTTATACAATAACGGAACACCTGAAACAGCTATTAGCTTTTTACCTGTTAGTTGGTGGAAATTAGATACTGGAGGTTCTACAATAACAGATTATGGTTCTGGTGGAAATACTGGAAATAATAACGGAGCTTCACCAATAACATCCGATGTATTAACTACTCAACCAGTAAATGGAGTAAGTACAACTTTACCAAGTACAGCTTTACAACAAAGTGATTTACAATTTGATTCACCATATAGTAACTATAGTTTAAGTTTTGATGGAACGGGACAGTATATAAATTGTGGAACAAGTAATATTTCTGAACTACAAGTCTTAAGCTTGTCTTGTTGGTTTAAAGAAGTTGATTCATCAAATACAGGAACAAGAGCTATTATAGCTAACAAAAATTACTCAAGCAATAATGGAGTTGCTTTATGGATTTTTGGGTCAGATTTAATTTTTCAAATTGCCGCTCAGAATGATAATCTTTCTTGGAATAATAGTAGAGTTGTTATATTTAGAAATTACGCTCCAATAGGTTCTTGGAACCATATATCTTGCACTTATGACGGTGCAGATGCTAAAATATACATTAATGGCGTATTAAGAAATACTTGGACGCCTACGCAGCCTTACACAGTTTATTATTCTCCTACATACAATGAATTAAGAATAGCTAATAGATCAGATACCACTGGTGCACCTTTTGTAGGTAAAATAGACGAAACTGCTATTTTTAACACAGCTTTAACAGAAGCTCAAGTATTAGAAATATATAATAATGGTAGACCAAAAGATCTAACTACTTTCTCTGGAACTGCACCTATTTCTTGGTGGAGGCTTGGTGAAAACGCTTATTTTATAAATAACGATATTACATTACCTAATTCAGTGTCTGGAGCACCTAATGGCGTAAGCTCTGGAACTGCTACTTCGATGCTATCAGCTGATGCGCCTGGAACTTATGCTAATGGTATAGGAGATGGTTTAGCTGTCACAGATCGTGTAGGAGAAGCTCCTTTATCAGTTGCTAACTCACAGAGTTATAATATGATTCCAGATGACAAAGTACCTTATGTACCTGGATATGTTGGAGCACAAACTACCAACGCCTCTGAAATGACATTTAACGGAGTGGATTCTTTCTTTGATACTGGAAACATAGATTTAGGAATCAACTCTACTTTATCAATGTGGTTTAAGCCTGGTACTAGTCCAGCTGTAAATGATTACGCTTTAATTGGTGAAGGTTCTAATGGTTTTGATTATTTAGTTAGAAGGGAAAGTGGAAAATTTTATATTTGGGTTGGATCTAGTTTTCACAATTACGGATCAGTAATATCTAACAATATAATTGTTGGTAGTTGGAATTTTTTAGCAATACAAAAAGCTGGAGATACAATAACTGTTTATTTGAAAAATACAAATGGAGAATTTAACGCAACAGCTACTAATTCTGCATGGGCTACAACTTCTATGACTTTTGATAGAATAGGTTCTAGAACCATATCTCCACCTGCGCAAGTGTTCAGTGGCCAAATAGATGAAGTAGCAGGTTTTAGCGAGGCTTTAACGCCTGATCAGATTAAATTTGATTTATACAAAGCAACAACAACAGGTAAAACAGCAGATATAGAAAATAATACTAACCTACCAACGCCAGTGGCTTGGTACAGAATGGGAGATTAATATGAGTACAAAGTTTTTAAGTCCAGGCTGGCGAATGCCAAGAAATGCTAATCAGAGTAAAATTTCTAATTATAGTATTGAAAGTGTTTCAAATGTTACAGGATTTGTAAAAATACCTGGCCTAGCAAATAGTTTAAACTTAACAGATAAAGTTAGTATATCTATTTGGTGGAAAACTAGTACATTTCAAAATAACAGGTACATTATGGGTTTTAAAGGTCCAACCACTGCTAATGGTTTTGATTTAGGAATGCATGGTAGTAATATTATATCATACGCTGCTTTTTCTGGTTCAAGTAGTGGAAACCCAACAGTAAATTTTGCTTACGATGACGGTAATTGGCATCATTATGTTTTAACTTATAACGGAAGTATTCGTAAATTATATATAGATGGTATTTTAAAAGCAGAATCAGCGGCTTCTGGAAATATGTTGCTAGACTCTAACGGAGATTTTTATATGCTTGGAACTAATGCAGGTGCGTATGGTGGCATAGGCAAAGCAGTTGACAATTGTGTTTTTGATTATGCTTTATCAGATGGTGGTGTTTCAGTTGGTAGTACAGCCACTGGTCAAATAGCTGATCTTTATGGTGATGGTTTATCATTGCCTAATCCTATGGCTTTACCAACCCCACCTATCGCTTATTATCCTTTAGGTACATCTGCTTGGAACGGACAATATTTAGCTGAAAACAATGCTATTGGAGATTATGTTTTTGATTTTGTTGGTACTTCATCTCAAGAAATTAGCTTAACAACTAGTAACTTGCCAAGTGCAAATTCTTCTTTTAGTATGTCTGTTTGGTTAAATAGAGATTCTACAGTTCCATCCTATGCAGGGGTTTTAAGCTTTGGAGATTTAGGATCAACAAATGTATTATCAATGGCTTATATTAATTTTGACACAAGCAATAACATTAAATATGGTTTTTACAATGGAGATGCTGGAAATACCGCAATATCAGCTAACAATTGGCATCACGTTGTTTTAACTTATAATGGAACAAATGCTACTTTTTATATAAATGGACAAGTTGTCGGAATCCCAACCCAGCCAGGAACACTAGCTATACCTACTACAAGTACATTAAAAATTGGCGGTTTAAATACCTCAGCACAAACTTTTAACGGTAAAATTTCAAATGCTCAAATATTTAACGCAGTATTATCAGGACCAGAAGTAGAAACTCTTTATAACTACGGTTCACCAATACAAACTTTAGCTAATATACCTCAAAGCTCTAATCTTAAAGCTTGGTATAAACTCGATGCAACTGAGATTTATAATAGTACAAGTACAGAGTGGAGTGTAGATAATAATAAATATCCTTCTGCTTATCCAAGTTCTTTAAGTTTTGTACCTAATGATTATATAAATTGTGGAAGTCCAAGCTCTTTAGATTTTGAAAGAACAGATGCCTTTAGTATTTCAGCTTGGGTTAAAAGAGTTGGTTCAGGTTCTTATCAGTCCATAGTTTATAAAGCAAATAATAACAGTCCTTATAATGGTTACGCTTTTTATATAGATAATAATAACAAAGTTGGGTTTAATATAACAATAGATTATACTTCAAATAATTATTTTGGTAAAGTTTGTACTTCTGTATTAAACACCGATTGGAATAATGTATTAATAACTTACAACGGAAATTCTAATGTGTCTGGAGTAAATATTTATATAAATGGTAGTTTACAAACTGTTACCACAGTAGGAACTTCATCTGATTTAACAGGTACATTATCAAATTCAATACCTTTTAATATAGGTGCAAGAAATAATACTGACGTTTTTCTTGATGGTAAACTTTCAAACACTCAAGTATTCAACACGGCACTACCAGAAACAGGTTCTAACTCAGTAGAAACTATTTACAATAATGGAGCTCCTTTAACTGATATGAGCTCATTTAGTTCTTTGGTTTCTTGGTGGAAATTAAACAACACAACTACAGGTATTGGCAACTATTTAAGCAACTATACAACAGCGGTTGATTTTAACTATCTCAACACTGACTATCTTAGTTTAGGTACGATGTCTACTTTATCGGCTGAAGCAGAGGTTACTTTTTCTATTTGGGCTAAAATAACAAAACCTGGTGGAACACAAGGTTTTAGTATGATTTATACTGATAACTCTGACGGAGGAACTGGTAATAAAGGTACTATATTTATAGAACCTAGTGGAAATAATGCTAGAGTTAAGTGTACTTTAAGAAACACAAGCTCACTAAGGACTTCACTAGTTAACCACACGACCTTCAATAGTTGGCATAATATCACAGTAACATTTGGAACTACCTATGCTAAACTATACCTAAATGGACAACTGCAAGATACTGAAGCAGTGGGTACAGCTGCAAATTTAGGTGTAAATGCTTTTTTAGGTAGGTACTCAAGTACTAGTCCAGTTTATGCTACTGGTGGACTTTTAAGTAATTTTGCAATATTTAATTCTGAATTATCAGGTCCACAAGTCTTAACACTTTTTAACGGTGGAACTCCAGAAACCAGTATTTCTTTTTCTCCTGTACATCACTGGAAACTAAATGATATTAACACAGGTTTAAATGACATAGGCTCATTAGCTAGCAACAACGCAACTCGTGGAGCAGCTGCTACAGGAACAGTTAGTTTAGGCCCAACAACTGCATCAAGTCTTGTTTCATCATTAAGCGGAACTAACAACGGAGCTACTGAATATGCTGGCTTTGTAAATACATTAGCTGGCGATAGCACAGGAATGTCTCAATCAAACCTTGTTCAAAGTGACTTACAAACAGTTGCACCTTATAGTAAATATGCTATGAGTTTTGATGGATTATCAGATAAAATAGATTGTGGTGTTTCTCCATTTGACGAAACAACTGGTGATATTACTATATCTGCTTGGGTTAAAAGAACAGCTGCAGCAGCTACATACGCACCTATAGTATCAGCAACTCAAGGTGTTGGTGGTGCTGATACTCAGTTTTCGTTTCAGTTTTATGGCAATTCATTAAGTCTCTTTTGGAAAGGCTTAACTGGTGGTGATAACGAAATTGTACCTACTTCAGCTTTTACTGTTGCAAACGATGTTTGGTATTTAGTAAATTTTGTTAGAACTGGAACAACTGGTAGATTTTATGTTAATGGAAATTTAATTCATCTATCCACTAAGACTTATGACGATTTTATTTCTACTGGTATACCAAATTTAAGTATAGGCGCTTGGTGGTTTTCAAGCAATGTAAGCGTTACTGGAAGTATATCAAATGTTTCAATCTGGAATACAGCTTTAACACCTGCACAAGTTAGAGAAATTTATAATCAAGGTAGTCCTAGCAATCTACATAACTTTTCCGGCACAGCTCCTATAGCGTGGTGGCAGTTAGGTGAAAATAGTAGTTTCAATGGAAATGATTGGATATGTGCAGACGAAATAGGATCAAGCAATGGAGAAAGTGATGATATGGGTGTAAACGCTTTAACAAACGGCGTAGGTACAACAGCTAATGGAGTATCCACTGGAATGTCAGAAGGTAATTTAGTAGGTGATGCACCATATAGTACGGGTAATGCAATATCAAGTGGGATGCCGGTTACAGCTAGAGGAACAGATGTACCGTCGTAAAAAAAGATTAAAACAAGTAAATATATAAATAACAAGTAATTAACAAATAACAATTAAACAATGGCAACAACTTATGTAGTAATTAACTTATCTGATACAAACGCTGTTTTGTTCAGTCAAGTGAATCAGTCTTCTGCTCAAACAATGAGAAGAAACATAGCTAACACAGAGGGTGTTTTGTCTTTTCAGGTAGAGCCTAGCTTTATTACAAACGGTTCGTTGACACCTGTTGGGACTTATACTCATGAAGAGATACTAGTCTTACTAGCTACTCCAGAATGGACACCTGCTGAACCAGAACCAGGAGAATAAATAAAAACAAACAATTAAATTAAATCAAATGAAAATTAAAGAAGAAGAATTATTATTAATTCAAGAGCAACAAAAACAGCTTAACGAGTTAGTTCACAACATCGGATTATTAGAAAGCCAAAAGCATGGACTACTTCATGAAATAGCTGGAGCTAATAAAGAAATAGAAGATTACAAAGAGGTTTTAGAAGCTGAGTATGGTGCTATCAACATCAATGTTGAAGATGGTGTTTATACTAAGATAGAAGAAGATGTCGAAAGTAATAAGGAAGATTAGTATAGGTTCTGACTACAAGAACGATGCAATGCATTATTCAACTGGTCAGGAAGTGTACGGTGGACATACTATTAGTGATATTCTTTTTGAAGATCAAGATCAGTCATATAATATTTTTATAACTAAAAATAATGAAGTCTTGCCTTGGAAAAAGTTTAATGCTAATATGGCAATATCTGTAGAGTACGATTTAAAGTACTAATGAAAAGCTTATATAGCTTTATTGTAAAACCTTTAAATGAAAGGTATGACAATGTTAAAAAAGTTGATGATAAAACACTCATCATTAATACAGGTATTGAAAACCATAGGTTTGTTAGTAAAAAAGCTGCTGTTGTATCTACTCCAGCGGCTTACACCTCAAAGATAAAAGTAGGTGATGAGCTTTATGTACATCACAATATATTTAGAAGATGGTATGATCAAAAAGGTAATGAAAGAAATAGTTCAACCTTTTTTAAAGATGACTTATACTTTGTTTCACCAGAACAAATATACATGTATAATCTTAAACCACATCTAGATTATTGTTTTGTTAAACCACTTAAAAACCAAAACTTATTAGAGAACAGGAAAGAGCAACCTAACGTTGGTGTAATGAAATATAGTAATAGTTCATTAGAAGCGCTAGGGATCACTCCTGGAACACTTATTACGTTTACCCCAAATTCTGAGTTTGAGTTTGTTATTGAAGGTGAACGACTTTATTGTATGAAATCAAATGATATAGCTTTAACTCATGAATACCAAGGAAACGAAGAAGAAAATAATCCAAGCTGGGCAAAAAGCAGTTGAGGAATTAATTAAGGTAGCAAAAGAAAAGATTGTAGACTCAGACGACGATGTTAGCGCTGATAGATTAAAGAATGCTGCCGCTACTAAGAAACTAGCTATATTTGACGCTTTTGAAATACTTAATCGTATTCAACAAGAGGAAGATATACTAAATGAAAAGCCAAAGGAAATTAAAGAGCAAAAGTCTTTTAGAGGTTTTGCAGAGGGGAGAAGTAAGTGAGTTACGAGCAGTTGCTTTGGAAAGAGATTAAGGACGTTGTAAATCCTAAGATATTAGCTAAAAACAATAGATTTAAAAAATGGGAGTATGGTTATAACTCTGATTATGATTTTATAGTAATAAGTAAAACTGGAAAAATTGGACAAATCATTGAAATACAGGATCTCAGGATTGCTTTACCGGCAACAGATGAACCGTTTAAACGAAGCGATAAAAAAGCGGAACAATACTGGGAAAGACAAGACTACCCAAAAGAGCTAAGTAAAATTAAAAGTAGATTTGACTGGGAAGAATATCCAGCTGAATTTAAAGAAAAGTGGTATGATTACATCGACGAAGAATTCAAAAGGCGAGAAAATGGTTATTGGTTTTACAATAACGGCGTGGCTAATTACATTACTGGTACTCATTACATGTACCTCCAATGGTCAAAGATCGATATTGGAGCACCAGACTATAGAGAAGCTAACAGACTCTTCTTTATATTTTGGGAAGCATGTAAAGCAGATGCAAGATGTTACGGAATGTGCTACCTTAAAAACAGACGATCTGGATTCTCTTTTATGTCATCAGCGGAGCTTGTTAACCAAGCTACAATATCTTCCGATGCTAGATTCGGTATATTGTCCAAGTCTGGTTCGGATGCCAAAAAAATGTTTACAGATAAAGTTGTACCCATATCAGTCAACTACCCGTTCTTCTTTAAACCCATTCAAGATGGTATGGATAGGCCGAAAACGGAACTGGCATATCGTGTTCCGGCATCAAAGCTTACTAGAAGAAAGCTTGAGTCGAATGAACAGCTTAGAGAATTAGAAGGATTAGATACAACTATTGACTGGAAAAACACAGGTGATAACTCTTATGATGGTGAAAAGCTAAAGCTATTAGCTCATGATGAAAGTGGTAAATGGGAAAGACCTGATAATATATTAAATAACTGGAGAGTTACAAAAACTACATTAAGACTAGGAGCTAAGGTTGTTGGTAAGTGTATGATGGGCTCGACTTCAAATGCTTTAGACAAAGGTGGAGACAATTTCAAAAAACTATACAATAATTCAACAGTTACAAAGAGAAATAGAAACGGACAAACATCTTCTGGCCTCTACTCTCTTTTCATCCCTATGGAATGGAACTACGAAGGATTCATGGATACTTTTGGATTTCCTGTCTTCATTGGACAAAAGAGTCCAGTCAAAGGAGTCGATGGTGAACCAATTACAATCGGAGTCATTGAGCACTGGGAAAACGAAGTTGATGGATTAAAAGATGATCCTGATGGATTAAATGAATACTACAGACAGTTTCCAAGAACTGAAGCTCACGCATTTAGAGACGAAACTAAAGATAGTTTATTTAATCTAACTAAGATATACGAGCAGATAGATTATAATGCAGAGTTAAATAATTCTGCAACAGTTACAACTGGTAGCTTTCAATGGGAAAATGGTATACAAGATTCAAGGGTTATATTTAACCCAAATAGAAACGGTAGGTTTCAAATAAGCTGGGTACCACCTAAAAACTTGCAAAATCGAGTGATACTAAAGAATAACGGTAAGTATCCTGGAAACGAACACGTTGGAGCTTTTGGATTAGATAGTTATGATATATCAGGTACTGTAGATGGTAAAGGATCTAATGGTGCTTTACATGGTTTAACAAAGTTTAGCATGGAAGACGCGCCGCCTAATCACTTCTTTTTAGAATATATATCAAGACCACAAACTGCTGAAATATTCTTTGAAGATGTATTAATGGCTTGTGTATTTTATGGCATGCCTATACTTGCTGAGAATAACAAACCTAGGTTTTTATATTATTTAAAACGAAGAGGTTATAGAGGTTATTCTATGAATCGTCCTGATAAAGTTTGGAATAAACTTTCAACAACTGAAAAGGAGATAGGTGGAATACCTAACTCAAGTGAAGATATTAAGCAAGCACACGCTGCTGCGATTGAATCTTATATAGAAACATATGTAGGATTAAAAGAAGATGGTTATGGAGACATGTACCATCAAAAAACATTAGAAGACTGGGCTAAGTTCAATATTAACAATAGAACAAAGCACGATGCTTCGATAAGTTCAGGTTTAGCAATAATGGCTTGTAATAAAAATAGGTATACACCTGTTAATAAAAGACAAACTAAATCTGTAGCTTTAGGTATTAAAAGATATGATAACACGGGTTATAATTCAAAAATAAAATAGATGATAAAAACTAATTACAATAGTTCTTTTCCAGATCAGGTCGTACCAGATGTAGAAAAAGCTTCTTATGATTATGGTTTACAAGTAGGTAGAGCAATAGAATCTGAGTGGTTTAGAAGCGATAAAGGTTGGCAGGATAGATTTAATACGAACTATAATAATTTCCATAAGCTAAGATTATACGCTAGAGGAGAACAATCTATTCAAAAGTACAAAGACGAATTATCAATCAATGGTGACTTATCTTATTTAAACTTGGACTGGAAACCCGTACCAGTTATACCTAAGTTTGTAGATATTGTTGTTAATGGTATGTCTCAAAGATCTTATGATATTAAAGCTTATGCTCAAGATCCTGAGTCTATAATGAAAAGAACTGCTTATGCTGAAGCTTTACAAGTGGACATGATGCAGAAAAATTTTATCAATAAGATTAAACAAACTACAGGCTTAGACGTCTCAAGATCCCAAGGTAAAGGTTTAGATATGGAGAGTGAAGAGGATATACAGCTTCACATGCAGATGGATTATAAAGAATCTGTTGAAGTAGCTGAAGAAGAAGTAATTAACAATGTATTAGCTAAAAACAAATATGATTTAACTAGAAGAAGATTAAATCAAGATTTAACTATATTAGGTATTGCAGCTGCTAAAACTTCTTTTAATAGATCAGAAGGTGTTACTGTTGATTATGTAGATCCATCAAGTTTAGTTTATTCATACACTGAAGATCCTAACTTTGAAGATATATATTATGTAGGTGAAGTAAAGCCAATAAGCTTACCAGAACTTAAAAAACAATTTCCTAACTTAACTACTAGTGAGTTAGAAGAAATACAAAAGTATCCAGGTAATCAAAGCTATACTAGAAACTGGAGTGGTCGCTATGATGATGATACAGTACAAGTATTATATTTTGAATATAAGACTTATACTAACCAAGTGTTTAAAATAAAGCAAACAGCATCAGGCCTTGAAAAAGCATTAGAAAAACAAGATACATTTATAGATGCACCAGAGGGTGACAACTTTAAAAAAGCATTTAGATCAATTGAAGTACTATATTCAGGAGCTAAAATACTAGGACATGAAAAAATGCTCGAGTGGAAGATGGCTGAAAATATGACTAGACCATATGCCGACACTGTTAAAGTTAATATGAACTACAACATCGTAGCTCCTAGACTATATAAAGGTCGCATAGAATCAATTGTAAGCAGAATAACTGGTTTTGCTGATATGATACAGCTAACTCATTTAAAACTGCAACAGGTGATGTCTAGGATAGTGCCTGATGGGGTTTATATGGATATAGATGGTTTAGCAGAAGTAGATTTAGGAAACGGAACTAATTACAATCCAGCAGAAGCATTAAATATGTATTTTCAAACTGGATCTTTAGTTGGTAGATCAATGACTCAAGACGGTGGTATGAATCCAGGTAAAGTTCCAATCCAAGAACTTTCTACTTCAAATGGTATGGGTAAAATACAGTCGTTAATACAAACTTATGAGTATTACTTAAAAATGATTAGAGATGTAACCGGACTTAATGAAGCTAGAGATGGCACATTACCAGACAAGCAGTCATTAGTTGGTTTACAAAAATTAGCTGCTGCTAATTCAAATGTAGCTACTAGACATGTATTACAAGCTAGTTTATATTTAACACTTAGAACTTGTGAAAATATATCACTAAGAGTTGCTGATGCTTTAATGTTTCCAATGACTAAACAGTCTTTGATGTCTAGTATATCTAGATACAACGTAGGAACATTAGAAGAATTGTCTAGATTAAACATGCATGACTTTGGTATATTCTTAGAACTAGAACCAGATGAAGAGCAAAAACAAATATTAGAACAAAATATTCAAATAGCTTTACAAGCTGGGCAAATAGATCTTGAAGATGCTATTGACATTAGAGAAGTTGCTAATTTAAAGTTAGCAAATCAAATGCTGAAGAAACGTAGGAAAGATAAAGCAGCTAGAGATCAACAAGCACAGCAGGCTAATATGCAAGCTCAAGCACAGTCTAACGCGCAGTTAGCAGAGCAAACAGCTATGGCAGAGGCTCAGAAGCAGCAAATACTTACTGAGCAAAAAATGCAACTTGAAAAAGCTAAGTCTGATTTTGAAGTTCAAAAAATGGAGAGAGAAGCACAAATTAAACAACAGTTAATGGAACTAGAGTTTAATTATAATATGCAGCTTACTCAAGCTCAAGGACAAGCTAAAAAACAAGAAGAAAATTTTAAAGAAGATCGTAAAGACGAACGAACTAAAATACAAGCAACACAACAATCTGAGTTGATAGATCAAAGAAAAAATGATTTATTACCGAAGAACTTTGAATCCGCAGGTAATGACAATATGGGTGGATTTGGCTTAGAGCAATTTGGCCCTAAGTAATTTTTTATTAACTATTATATTATATTATGTCAGAAGAAGTAAAAGAAGAAGGTTCTTTTAAAATAAAAAAGAAACCAGGTAGACCTAAGAAACTTACCAAACAACAAGAAACTATAAAAGTAGATTTATCTAAAAAAGAAGATCCTGTAGAAGAGGAAGTAGCAAAAGTTGTTATTGACGAAGCTAAGGAAGAGGCTGTTAAAGAAGAGCCAGTAAAAGAAGTTGTTGAAGAAAAAACTGAAGAAACTACTGAAGTAAAAGTAATCCCAATACAAGAGATTACTGAAAAAAAAGTAGAAGAAGTAAAAGAGCCAGTTATAGAAACTGCTCCAGAGCCAGCTAAGCCAGAGGTTAACTTACCAGAAAATGTAGAAAAGTTAGTTAAGTTCATGGAGGAAACAGGTGGTACAGTTGAAGACTACGTTAGATTAAATGCTGATTACAGCAATGTAGACGACAACGTTTTAATTAGAGAATACTACAAACAGACTAAACCACATCTAGACATCGAAGAGGTAAACTTCTTATTAGAAGATAACTTTTCATTTGATGAAGATATGGATGAAGAGCGAGATATAAAGAAAAAGAAACTCGCCTTTAAAGAAGAAATTGCTAAAGCCCGTAAATTTTTAGAGGACACTAAGAGTAAATACTACGACGAAATCAAGTTGAGACCCGGCGTAACTCAAGACCAACAGAAAGCTACTGACTTTTTCAATAGATACAACGAAGAACAGAAAATGGTTCAAGATCAACACAATAGGTTCCAAAGTAACACTAAAAACTATTTTAACCAAGAATTCAAAGGTTTTGACTTCAATATTGGTGAAAAGAAATTTAGATATGGAGTTTCGGATACCGACGGTGTTGCTAACACCCAATCTGATCTAACTAATTTTGTTGGGAAGTTCCTAAACGAAAAAGGTGAAGTAAAAGATTACGCTGGTTACCACAAAGCCATTTATGCTGCTGAAAATGCTGATACAATAGCTAATCATTTCTATGAGCAAGGCAAAGCCGATGCTGTAAAAGATGTGATGGCTAAATCCAAAAATGTAAGTAACGAACCTAGAGTAACATCTACAGGTGATGTATTTATTAACGGGATGAAAGTAAAAGCAATTAGCGGTGTAGATAGTTCAAAGTTAAAATTAAGAATAAATAAAAACAAATAACTTAAAACTAAAATAAAATGGGAGACATAATAAGTAACTCACCGGGTTTAACTCCTGCTCCAATTAAAGGGCAAGCATTAAACTCTAATTACTTAAGCTTCACTGACGCAGCTGGCGGTGGAACTTTTGCAAAACAATATCTACCTGAGCTTTATGAAGCAGAAGTAGAAAGATACGGAAACCGAACTATTGGTGGTTTCTTGAGAATGGTAGGAGCTGAAATGCCTATGACTTCTGATCAAGTAGTTTGGTCTGAGCAAAATAGACTTCACATTTCTTATAAAGATGTAACTACAGGCACTGGAGCTGGTAATTTAGCTAAACTTAACATTACAACTGGTGTTGGTAACGAATGTGCTATTAAAGTTAATCAAACTATCGTTGTGCAAGGCGCTGAAGGCGAAATGACTGCTTTAGTAACAGGTGTTGGTGCTGTAAGTGGCGCTGGTGTTTGTATAATAGAAACTAAACCTTATACAAATGCTGACTTCTCTACAGGAGCTGCTGGTTTATTTTTAGCTGCTGGATCTCCAGTAACCGTGTTTGTTTACGGTTCTGAGTATGCTAAAGGATCTCCTGAAGCTAACGGAACGTTAACACCTGCTTTTACTCAATATAATAACAAGCCTATTATATTAAGAGATGAGTTTGAAGTTAACGGTTCTGATGCTGCTCAAATTGGTTGGGTTGAAGTTGCTACTGAAGATGGTGCTTCTGGATACTTATGGTATTTAAAAGCTGAGTCTGAAACTAGACTAAGATTTGAAGACTACATGGAAATGTCTATGGTTGAAGCTGAGAAAAAATCAGGTACTTCTACTGTAGCTGTTGAAGGTTCTGAAGGACTATTTGCCGCTATTAAAGACAGAGGTCAAGTAATGGATGCTTTTTCTGGAGCTGGTTTAGGTTCTGGAGCTTTGGCTGATTTTGATAAAATCCTTAAGCAGTTAGATAAAGAAGGTTCTATTGAAGAAAACATGCTTTTTTTAAACAGAGAGCTAGCTTTAGATATTGACGATATGTTAGCATCTGTAAACGGTTCTACTCAAGGTGCTGATGGTACTGGAGCTTCTTATGGTTTGTTTAATAACGAATCAGAAATGGCTCTTAACTTAGGATTTTCAGGATTTAGAAGAGGTTCTTATGACTTCTATAAGTCAGATTGGAAATACCTAAATGATGCTTCTACAAGAGGTGTTTTAGGCATGACTGCTTTGGTTCCTGGAAGTACTGTTGAAGGTGTTTTAGTTCCTGCTGGAACTTCAACTGTTTATGATCAAATACTAGGTCAAAACATCAGACGTCCTTTCTTACATGTAAGATATAGAGCTTCTGAAACTGAAGACAGAAGAATGAAGTCTTGGATCACTGGTTCTGTCGGTGGTGCTTATACTTCAAGTCTTGATGCTATGAAAGTTAATTTCTTATCAGAAAGATGTTTATGTGTTCAAGGTGCAAATAACTTTGTGTTATTCCAATCTTAAACAAAACAATTATAAGGTGGTCGAAAGGCCACCTTTATTTTAATTATTATATTATATTATATTATGGAAACAAAAAAAGAAAAGTGGGAAATGAAAGATAGACATTATCTTTTAAAAGGTATGAAACCTTTAACTTTTATACTAAGATCTAGATCTAATAGAAGACAACCTTTGTTATATTTTGATGAAGAAAAAGGTCACAATAGAGAGTTAAGATACTCTACTAATCAAAAATCCCCGTTTGTTGATGAGCAAGATGGTCAATCAATGCTAGGCCATATTGTATTTGAAAATGGAGTACTTCATGTACCTAAAAATCAACAATCATTACAAAAATTATTATCTTTATACCATCCTTTTAAAGATAAAAAGTATTATGAATTTGACTCAGTGGTTGAAGCAGTCGATGAATTAGAAGATTTAAACTTACAAATAGAAGCTTTAAATTTAGCTAAAGATATGGACGTGGATAAAGCAGAGGCTATAATGAGAGTTGAATTAGGTTCTGATGTAACTAAGATGAGTACTAAAGAACTTAAAAGAGATTTACTACTATTTGCTCAAGACAGTCCAGAATTATTCATAGAACTTTCTAATGACGAAAATGTCGAACTTAGAAACTTTGGAATAAGAGCTGTTGAAGTTAGCATTATAAAATTAGCTAGTGATCAAAGAACATTTAATTGGGCTAGTAATGGTAGAAAACTAATGACAGTTCCTTTTGATGAAAACCCATATTCAGCGTTAGCTGCTTGGTTTAAAACAGATGAAGGTCTTGAAGTTTACAAATCTATCGAGAAAAAGTTCAAATAACAAGTGACTATAATTATAAGGGGCTACATTAGTAGCCTCTTTTTAAAATATTAAAAATGGCAATAAGCGTAGATACTGTATATAAAACTGTATTACTTATTTTAAATAAAGAGCAAAGGGGTTATATGACACCTGATGAATTTAATAAAATAGGTAGTCAAGTACAAAGAGAAATATTTGAGGCTTACTTTGAAGACTTAAATCAACAGCTACGTATTCCACAATCTGATGTAGAATATTCAGATAGAGTTGCTATTACGGATGAAAAAATTGCAGAATTTAAAACTGAACTAAATCCAACAGGTACTAATCCCTTTATAGTGCCTGATAATTTATATAGACTAGGTTCTATTACTTATGAGCCAAACGCTAGTACATATAAAGAAATACAAAGAGTAGGTAGAGCAGAAATATATAATATTAGAAAAGCTCCTTTAACTGCACCTACTACTAACTATCCAATATACTTATACGAAGATAATAAAGCTTTAGTTTATCCAGATACAATAACTAACGCAGCTCATGTCAAAATGCAGTACGTTAAAAAACCTACTGATGTAAACTGGGCGTATACTACAGGTAGTTTAGGTCAATTAGTTTACGATACAGCAAACTCTATTGACTTTGAACTACATAACTCTGAAAGAACAGAAGTAGTTTTAAAAATGTTATTATACCAAGGTGTAGTAATAAGAGATCCACAAATAGTTCAAGTTGCAGCATCGAGAGTACAACAAGAAGAAGTAAACGAAAAATCATAATAAATGGGACTTATAACAGAAACTAACGCTGAATACTACACTGGAAATAATTACGGTAGTTACATATATATAAGTCTAGATGATATTATAAATAACTTTATAGTAGCTTATATTGGAGCTGGTAAGTTGATACCATCTGCTAAAAGAACTGATATAATGTTTCACGCTAAAAGAGGCATGCAAGAGTTTAGTTATGATACTTTGAAAGTTATTAAATCACAAGAATTAACTATACCACCAAGTTTATCTATAATAATACCACAAGACTACGTTAATTATGTTAAGTGTTCTTGGGTAGATGATGCTGGTGCTAAACATATTATTTACCCTACTAGAGTAACTTCTAACCCAACTGAGCTACCAATACAAGATAACACTGGAGAACCAACTCAAGATCAAGCGGGTGATAATTTACTATCAGCACAGTCTCTAACTGAGGAGAGATGGCAGAGTCAAGATCAAACAAATAATTGGAGGCCAGATGATTACAAGCATCCATTTAATGAAGGTTTAGTAGGTCAAAGATATGGCTTGCAACCTGAAGAAGCTCAAGTAAATGGTAAATTTACTATAAATGAAAGAACAGGTACATTTTCTTTTTCAAGTGATTTAGCAGGTAAGTTAATTATATTAGAATACATATCTGATGGTTTAGCTGTTGACTTAGACATGAAATTACCTAAAATGGCAGAGCAAGCAATGTACATGCATATAGCTTATTCTATACTATCAGGTAGAGCTAATGTTCCTGAGTATATAGTTAATAGATTTAAAAGAGATCGTTCTAGCGCTCTTAGAACAGCTAAGATACGTTTAAGTAATATAAAGATTGAAGAGATAGCTCAAGTGTTTAGAAACAAATCTAAATGGATTAAACATTAAGTATGCCAGAAATTAAAAATACTTTCTTAAAGTCTAAGATGAATAAAGACTTAGACGCTAGACTTGTGCCTAATGGTGAATATAGAGACGCTCAAAATATTAGCATTAGTAGATCAGAAGGTTCAGACGTAGGCGCTTTAGAAAACGTATTAGGTAATACAAAGCTAACAAGCTTTAAAACAAATTTAGGTTATTTAGAAGATTCTAAAAATACTGCAAAGTATTTTGCTTCAGATGGCGACGTTGTTTTAAGTGGTTTAGAAGTTATTGGCTTTCATATGGACGTAGCTAATGATAGAATATTTTTATTTTTAACAGACTATTCAGACGCTTCTAATGATAACTTAAGTAATTTTGCGCCTGGAGACATAACTACATCTGTTCCAAATCCGCCTAGTCCTCCCAATATAACATTCAATGCTAAAGGCGCTGCTTGTTATATAGTTCAATACAACGTTTCTAATAATAGCTACAGGGTTCTTTTAGGTGGGAAATTTCTTAACTTTTCTAAAACACATCCAATAATAAATATTAACATAATAGAAAACATGTTATTTTGGACTGATAATAGGAACCAGCCAAGGAAAATAAACATAGACTTTGCTAATAACAATAGTTATGAACTTTCAGGAGCTGATGATCCTTATTATTACAACGAAGACCACATATCAGTTGCTAAGTTTGCTCCATTTGAGTCTATAAGCTTTTTAGATACTTCAAATAAATCTGGACTAATAAATGTTTCAACAGAGTTTTTTCCAGCTCACATTATAAACACTCTAGGAAGTGTTCATATCGCTGGTTCTAATGTATTTAATTTAAATTTCGAAGGAACATCCTATAGTATAACTGGTAATAATCCTGATTTAAAAATTGGTGATCAAATATTTTTTCCAGTGCAACTAGGTCTAGAAAACTCTATAGGTGATCCAGCTCCAATTGAAGAAGAATTAACATATGAAATAACAAATGTTAGCGCTTCAAATCCTTTCATAGCAATAGTCGGAACTGATTCACCTCAAATAGTTCAAGATGCTGTTTTTCAAATAAGAAGAAAAAATCCTGATTACGATGAAAACTACAAAGGTGATGAAAACTTATTAAAAGAAGAATTTGTTAGATTTAGTTATAGATTTAAATACGACGATGGAGAATATTCTTTAATAGCTCCGTTTACTCAAGCTGCTTTTATACCTGAGCAATTTGGTCATTTTATAGGTGATGATGAAAACGTTGTGCTTCAATCTGGAAATGTTAAGTTTATGGAAAACGACGTTTCAAAAGTAAAGTTAAATATAAAACTTCCTGAAAACGCTAACTCTATAAATGACAAGTTAAAAATTAAAGAAATACAAATACTAACTAAAAATTCAGACGATATAGCTGTTAGAGTTGTTGAAGATGTACCTGTTTCAAAGCTATCTTCTAATAGCACTGTTAACTATGTATACGAATATTTATCTTCAAAACCTATAAAAACTTTACCAGAAGCAGATTTAATAAGAGTGTCTGATAAAGCGCCAATAAGAGCTTTAACTCAAGAGGTTGTAGGTAATAGACTTGTGTATGGTAACTTCATAGACAAGCACGCTACGCCTGATTACTTACAATATGATTTAAAGTACAAGGAAAAAACAAATAACAATTTCACTAAAGAATTTCCAAACCACACTGTCAAGCAAAATAGAAGCTACCAAGTTGGTGTTGTTCTTTACGATAGATATGGAAGATCATCAAATGTTATACTTTCAGATGCTGAATCAATTACTAGTGAATTTTTTAATTCAACTATATATGCACCTTACACTAATTTTGGAGCTAACTCTGTTAATTATTGGGGTAATTTTTTAGAATTTACTTTAAAAAACCCTATCCCACATTCTGATAAAATTGGTTACCCTGGATTATATTCAAGCACCAATCCAAATGGTTATTATAGTTATAGAATAGTTATAAAACAGCAAGAACAAGAGTATTACAATGTGTACACTCCAGGTGCTTTAGCTGGTGAATTAATATGGGATACTAAAGTTGAAAATAAAAGTAATTTAACAGTTGCTGATGTTACTGCCAATATAGCAGATTATTTGCCGAGTTTTCATAGTGAAAATAGAATAACATTACTAAACTTATTTGGAGACAACATAAATAAAATTCCAAGAGAACTTAAAGAAGTAAACGGTAATGACACTACTTTTGATAGTAGAGTTTTATTATACAACAGAGTTAATCCAGTTGTTATAAATCCTTCTGTTGGGAATATAACAATAAAAAATACACAATCTGTAGTAAGTGAAAAAGGTGAAAAAGTAGTTTCTATAGAGCCTTTTAGAGAATTAGGATCTTGGGCAAACACTAAAGGTAATATATACCCTTATCAAAGCGTAGAAACTCAACATAGTATTCCTCAACCTTTTTATCCTTATTTTGCTTCAGAAGACTCTAACAATGATTATTCTTATAATTTTCATGACATATTTTTTAATTCTTCCGCGAATCCATTTATAGCTAAAATTGAAACTGACTTTAAAATAGGTGGTACTCCTGCATATAGTAACTCAGTGATAGATGCTACATCTTCTTCAGATATGGCTGGTGCTAAAAGACAAATTGAAAGATCTTGGAAAAACTTAGGTGTTTTTGAAACTAAACCTACTGAATCAGTTTTAGATATATATTACGAGACTTCTACATCTGGTTTAATATCAGATTTAAACTCTGCTTTTGAAGCTGGAGCACCTTACAGTTTAAGAGACGAAAATGGAAATGACAGTGTAACTGGTTCTTTACAGTTTATATTATCAGAAAATGATGCTTTAGGTAGTCCTGCTACGCTTTGGTTAGAGTGTTTTGACATTAATGGAAATTCAGCTCCAGCTACAGCTATGAGTATGGATATAGTTATTGATGGATCTAGTCCTTTTAATGATAGAACTTTAGATTTTACTATAGAACAAGATGTAGCTCCTAATTCAAATCGCTTTAGAATTAAAAGTAATGCTTTGTTCATGTATGGAGAAAATGCTAACACTTTAGAAAGCTATACTTTTCAAATACTTGTGACAGCTGGAGGTATAAGTAATATATTAACACTTAATAATTGTAGATTAGTAAACCAACCTCCACCAATATTTAACATGTTTATAGATGGTTCTTCTACTAATTATGATTTAACTACACTTCCAATATTACCTAATCAGACAGAGCTGTATTCTTCTGTGATACCTACTGGCCAGTTATCTAATCTAATAGGTTTTGAAGTTGTTAGATTTACAACAAGAAACGGTAGTGCTGATCCTGATAGAAGAAAAGATCAAATAATATGTAAGGTTTTGGACTCTAATGGAGATGCTCACCCTTACTTATATGTTGATAATATTAGAGGTAATGGCTCTAGTTTAAACCCTAATTTATTTGTAGTACATCCTAGATCAAATGCTATAAGAAAAGAGTTAACAACTCAAGGTCAACAACTTACTACTTTATTTAATGTTGTAGTTTACGACAGTAATGGTAATGGTGGGCCTTCTGGTTTTACAGAATTTAGTAGAACTATAACTTTTGAAAAGTAGTAATACAATATAAAAACAAGTGATAATATATTATGGCAGCGATTGAAATAAAGTACTTTAACTCTTTTGTTTTAAAAAAGACAGTGAACGATGTATCTAGTAGTACAAGTAGTGCATCATTTAGAGCTGTTTTTCCTGGCTTGCCAAATAATCCTACTGATTATCCTAATTTTGGAGTTAGAGTTAGTAGCGATATAAATGTTATAGGTGCTGGTTCTCTTAATAGAAACTGGATAATAGAAGAAGCTAGAATAAGAGGTGGTTATAACAATACTTCAACTAGTTATGGTCCTAGAGCTTACTTAGTAGAAGATTCTAATGATCAATCGGTTAGAACAAACGCTTTGATATACTCAGGAGTTTTTAATTCTAGAACTGAATTGAATGAAACTAATGTTTTTTCAGTTGGAGAGCAAATAACTAAAGCGGTTGATCCTAACTATGGTTCTATACAAAAAATACACGCATTAGATAGCAATTTAGCTATATTTCAAGAAAATAAAGTTAGCAATGCTTTAATAGATAAAGATGCTATTTATTCAGCTGAAGGATCAGGAACTGTAACATCGACTAAATTAGTCATAGGGCAAATAACACCTTATGTTGGCGAATATGGAATAAGTAAAAATCCAGAAAGCTTTGCATACTACGGTTATAGAAGGTATTTTACAGATAAATATAGAAACGCTGTAATGAGATTGTCTAGAGATGGTTTAACTGAAATATCTAGATATGGCATGACAGATTATTTTAGAGACGAATTTTCTGAAATAAATAGTAATTTTAAACAATTTGTTTTTAAAGCTTCTATATCTGGCTCGGCGTCTTCGCCTGCTAAATTAGTAGTTGGTTTATCAAGTAATTTAGTTTATTTAGAAAAAGGTATGATAGTGTCTATACCTCAATCAGGAGGAGGTTCTATATCGGCTAACATCATAGGTATAGTTAATACAAACACTTTGTATTTAAGTAATGACCCTGGAACGCCTGATGTTGGTAATAATGCTATTTTTACTAAGTATATAAAAGATAGAATAGTAGGTGGTTATGATGCTTATAACAATAATTATACTATTTCAATACAAAACAAAAGTGAAAGCCCAACTGTGCCTGACGTGTATAGCACATTGACTTTTGAAGATGATATAAATGGTTGGACAAGTTTTCACTCTTACGAACCTAAATATATAGGCAGTTTAAAAAGTAATTACTACAGTTTTTACGATGCTGAAATTTATAAGCATTATGACAAAAGTCCAAGCGGTGTGAGAGGTAGATACTATGGTGTTACATATAACTCTAGCATAGAGTTTATATTTAACAGTAATCCAAGTATAATAAAGAATTTTAAAACTGTTAACTACGAAGGTGGTAACGGTTGGCAAGTTGAAAGCTTCTTGTCAGATGCTGAAGGTTTTGATCTTCAAAACGCGGCACAACAACAATATCAAGATTCTGCTAACCAAGTAAAAAGCTACGAAGAAGGTTTATATACTGAAAGTGGTGTTCCTTATAGAGCAGGATTTAACAGAAAAGAAAATAAATACTTTGCTAACTTAATTAACAATAGTGTAGCTAGACCTGGAGAGGTATTCTTTGGTGATGCTACGACAGGTGTTAAAGGTTATTTCGCAACAGTAAAAGTATCAACAGATGCAACTACAGATCCAGGTGGAGCTAAAGAATTGTTTGCTGTTTCTACTGAATTTGTAGTATCATCAAGATAAAAAAATATTATGGGATTAGAAGGTTTTTTAAGTAATATATCATCACAGATAGGAGATATGGATGGTGAAGGTAAAGCACAGCTAGCAATGACGGTAGCTAAAATTCTGCCTGCTGTTATTGGGATTGGTCAATCTAATAAAGCTAAAAAAAAACAAGCGGAGTACTTAGCTGAAATGAAGACTATAAAGGAGTCTAGACAAGCACCTATGAATCCTTATGCTAATGTAACTAATCCTTATGCTAATATGCAAGTGGCTACAAAGGCCGCTGAGATGCAGTCTGAACAAGCTGATATAGCTTTAGCAAACACGTTAGATGCTTTAAGAGAAACTGGAGCTGGTGGAGCAACTGCTTTAGCACAAGCAGCTTTAAAATCTAAACAAGGTGTTTCAGCTGAAATACAAAAGCAAGAAGTTAAAAACCAACAGTTGTTTGCTCAAGGTGAACAGAAAGTGCAACAGTTAAAAGCAGCAGGTGCTAACCTCGCTTTTCAAGCTCAAGAAAAAAGAGATTTAACTGATCTTGATAGATTACAATATGGTGCAGATTTAGAAGCTCAAAGAAGAGCTAGTTCTTTCTCTTCAGGTATAGGAAGTTTATCTTCTATGGCTCCTGGATTAGCTAAAGCATTTATAAATCCTGGAGATGGCGGAAACGAAGTTAATATTGGGTCTGGGTTCGATGATAGTCAATTATATAATAATTCAGACCAAGCTATGGAAGCTTTTGAAAAAGCTGATTTAGACACTATGATAGAAAGCGACATACCATTTGGTGGGCTTCCTGACTAAATAAATATATTATGGTAGACGATTACGATTACGAATACAAAAGAAGAAGACCTAGAAGAGATACTTATGAAGGTTCATATAGAAGACCTGGGCAAAGTGAATATTTTGATCCTAGTGCTGATATATTAGCAGGTATAGAATCTGTAGAAAAAAGTATTGGTGAAAGAAAAAAGAAAGTAACAGACTTTGAAAATACAGCAGCTTTAGAAAATCAAAAATATCAAGATGCTTTAGCAGATACTGAAAGCATGGAAGATACAGGTGTTGTAGACAGTCTTCAACAAAATTTATCGGATAAAATACTAGAATTAAATAGATTAAAAATAGCTTCTTTCGAAGGTGATCAAACAGAATATTTAAAGAAATCTTCAGAATTAAATAGATACATAGAAACTTTACCTGTATTAATGGGTTTAATAGATGAAGAAGCTAAAACAACAAAAGACGCTAGGTTAAATGGTACTTTCAATAAAGAGTATCTTAAAAGTAATAATAAACAATATCTTGATTTTATAGACGCTATAAACGACGGAGGCAAGGGGGTTACTTTTGATACTAAAAATGGCAATATAATAGCTAAGTTAAATGGTAAAGAAGTATTTAATGGTAATGCTTATATTAAAGGTAAAAAAGAAGGCTTTGATTTAATTAACTACGCTGATGGTTATCAAGAGCAAATAGACCAAGCAGATGCTCAAGCTTATAAAGGTTTAGAAAACTTAGTGCGTAAAGATATAATTAAAGGCGTTGAAAAAGGTGATAAAATAACTGGTGAAATTGCTAAAAACTATGCGGAAGCTAGGCAAAAGTATAAAGAAAGACTACTTAGTGGCGAAATAGCTATACCTATAAACGAGTCTACCTATCAAAAATATACGAAATTTGGATCAGAAGACCCTAATATTCTATCGTTACAATGGGGTGAAGACATAGGTACTCAATCTAAATTAACCAAAAAAGCTATAATAGAATCTATGGTTGAAAATAGATTTCCTGGAGGTGATAGAGTAGTTGTCCAAACAACCGAAGAAGCAAAGAAAAAACCAACAGCTTTTGAAATTAGAGAGCAACAACAAAAAGAAATGGAGTTACGACTTAAAGAACAAGAGTCTAAAGCTAAAATTCTAGGATTAACTGAACCTAAGTTTGTAAATCAATTTAAAAAAGAATATACACAATCACAACAAGTTGCATTTGAAGCCGCTTTACGTAGTTATAAAGAAATGAATATATTACTGGACCAACTTCAAGACCCTGAGTTTTCAAATAAAGAAGGTATTATAAATGAAGAAGGCATAGCTAGAGCTAATAATTTCTTTCCAGGCATAAAAGATCTAGGCATGGAAAAAGTAAATACAAGATTAAAACTTAAAACAGTTTTAAATCAGGAGTTTTTAAAAGGTGACGGAAAAACAGAAGGTCTTTCTATTAATGTTTTTCGAGTTATGAACAAGGATTATGAAGAGTTATTAGAAAAGCAAGATAAAGCTAAATATCCTACTGTTGAATTAGCTTCAGATTTAAACGATAAAGAAATTGGCTCTATAGTTAAATATGATGATATTTTGTACACTATTGTAGAAGTAGGTGGTAAAAAACAATTAGAAGAAAAAAAATAAAATATGCCAGAAGATTCTTTAGAAAGTTTAATAATAAAAGAAACTCCAGAAAACTCTGAAAGCTTAGAAGATTTAATAATAAGAGAGCCTTTAGAAGAAACAGTTGAAGACGCTGAATTAGTCTCGGAAGATGTTTCTTTAGATAGTCAACCTGATACAGAGGTACTTACTGAAGATCAAATAATAAGATTTAATAAAGGAGAGTTTTTAACTGCTGAAAAAGATTTATTTACTGAGTTTATAAAACCAGAAAATAAAGAATTAAGAAAAAAACAGTTGGCAAGTAAAACTTATAAAGAGTTAGAAACCTACATTAAAAATGTACCAGTAGAGTCTATTGAAAAAGAATTAGCTAAACAATATTTTAAAGTTCCTGATTTAGAAGAAATGAAAACTAGATTTGAGAAAGGTAGTTTTTTAATGTCTGAAAAAGAAGCTTTAGCAGCATGGGAGGATACTGGAGAAATACCTTTAGACATATATATATCAGACCTCAAAAAGCAAGAACAATATAATAATTATTTAAAAACTGGTGTTTTAGAGCCGTATAGTGATCAAAACGAGGCTGAGTTATATTCTTTAAGGAAACAAAGTAAGAACAATTTATATAAAAAAGAAGCAGAACTTTATTTAAGAAACATACCTGAAGATGTGCAGAAATTAATGCTTCCATTCGGTAGCAACAAAGAGTATAAAAGTTCAGAAGAAGCTGTTAAAGCTTTAGATATCACTAGACAGGCTTTAATAGACAATAGTAACCAAATAAAAAAAGACTATAATTCTTATATTAAAGAAGCTAAACCTTACAATGATAGAATTAAAGAAATAAAAAAAGAAATAGGAGACATAGAGTCTACTATAAAAAGCGGTAACATAAACGATGGTTCTGTTGAAGCAAAAGAGGCTTATTTAAGCTTATTAAACGAAGCTGAATTAATACAAGAAGAGTATACTAAAAAAGGCATTGATAAACTTTATAATAACATAGTTGAGTTTCAAGAGTTAAATAACTTAAATACAAAAGCATTTGAAGAAAAAGCAGAAAATGTAGAAACTAAATCTATTTTAGAAAAAGCTATAGGATTAGATTACACTTTAAGTGCTAGAGCTGGCATGGCTATGGAAGAGTTTTTTGTAGGAGGAGCTTTAAACTTTGGATCTTTAACCTCGCAGGTATTATTAAAAGCCGCAGGCGCTTCTAGAGGGTCAACTAAAATATTTCAACCTTATATAGATATAATAAAAGAGTCAACAGTAAATTACAATAAAAAGCTTGCTGAAAAAAGAGACACAAGTATACCTGAGGCTATTAGTTTAGATGACATTGAAAATGAAAATATAAACTTTTTTGATTGGTTTGGAGAGTCGTTAGCTAATAATTCACCTTCTATAGTAACTACATTTATACCAGGCGGCGCAGTTTTAAAGGGTTCTAGTTTAGTTAGAGGAGCAGCAGTAAAAGGAATAAGTAAACAAGCAGCTTTACAAGCTCAACAAAAGCTAATTAAGCAAGGAACTAGAACTGCTCAAGCTATATTTTTTACAGGTGAATCAGGAGGTAGATATGGTGATTTAGAAGTTCAACAAGCTAATGCTTTAGAAAGATTGCCGAAATTAAAAAAACAAATAGAAGAAGAATTAAATACTGATAAAAAAATAGAGCTACAAGAAGAGTATGAAGACTTAAAAAGAATAAGTGATTATAGCTTTGCTCAAAAAGCTTTTACGTCTTATGCTTACGGCGGTATAGCAACAGCTGCTGAGACTTTAGGTTCACTTAAGCTTATAACGGGTGGTAACAAGCTGGCTAAAGAAATAGGTAAGCAAAACTTTAAAGCAGGTGTTTATGGTTCTAAACTTAATTTTGCGGCTAATGTGACTGGTAAAACAATTTCTGGTATATCTAAATCAGCGGGTAAGGCAATAGCTGTAGAAGAACTTGAAGAAGGCTTAACTTTAATTGGTCATAATCTAGTTGACATAGCTGTTTTAGGAGAGAATAAGTCAGTAATAGAAGGTTTAAATAAAGATTTTTTAGCTAATACAGCTGTAACTTCATTTGCTATAATGGCACCTAAGACTATGGGTAATACTCGAAACATGTTAAAAAGCGAGTTTGCTATAAGAGAAGATTTAAAAGAAACCGAAAAGAAAACTTTAGAATTAATACAGCTGCAAGAGCAGTTTTCAGCTTTAGATCCTGGCGTTGAAAGAGACGAGCTAAGAGACAGACGAAGACAATTGCTTAATGAACTAGCTCTAGACGACGCGATGAGCTTAAATAACTTAAACTACTTAACTAATGAGCAAATAGTAGAAGTTTCTGATATAAACAGGCAAATGAGACAGTTTCAAAACCAAATGATTGAACTGGGCAAGACTGGCGATCTGTCTGAAGGAGGTAAGCAAGCTAAAAAAAGAATACAAGATCAATACAAAGCACTAGACGATAAAAGAACTGACTTACTTAATACGAAAAAATTAAAAATAAGAGAAGATAAGAAAAAAATAGCTGAAAGTTTAGGTGGGAATTTTGTTAATTTAAGAGCTGAATATTACTTTGGTTTAAATGACTTTTATTCAGATGTAGCAATGACTTTAATGCCTAAAGACGGTAAGTATATAGCTGTAGAAACTTCTGAAAATGGAGATATAACAACTGATTTATCTGATTTAAGCAAAGAAGAATTTGAAGCTGTAAATAATTTCGCTGCGTCAGGTCAAAATGCTACTATATTTGGAAACAATATATTAGTAAATAATACTATTGTTAAAAAACAGATAGGTGCATCTGAGTATTTTGGAGATGCCGGTTACGCTGCTGCAGCACCTATAGAAGAGCTTTTTCACTTGCAGAATAAAGCAAAAAACATAGTAGATAAAGATGGTTTACTTAGCGAAGAGGCAACTAAAGCTGTTGATCAAGCTATAGAGTTTATCGGAAACAAAAAAGAATTAGGGCTAATAAGTGAAGAAGATTATAATGACTTAATAAAAAGATTTGAATTATACAAAACAGGTGGTAAAGGAAAGGTAATACTAAAGTCTGGAAAAAGAGGTAGCGCCACTGTAGATGCTGAAGAGCTACTGGCTCAAATGAACAACGCTGTTGCTTTAGGAGCTTTAACTTTAGATGATGTAGGTAACATGCCCTCGTTAAAAAGCTTTATAAACGACCTTGGAAAAGATATATTTGGTGACTCTAGCTGGATGTTTGATTTGAAAACTTCAGATGATGTATTTAAATTTATTAAAAACTATCAGTCAAATATACAAGAAAAAGTGTCTTTAGCATTACCGGATGATGAAGATGAAACTGTAGAAAAGTTTTCTAAAATAGAAGATAATAAAAATATAAAAGAAATATTTGACAAGTTTACTGGACCAGCTGAAAATAGAAAATTTAAATCTAAAGAAGAATTTACAGGTATACCTATACTTAACAAAGAGGGTAATATAATATCGTATGAAAAAGATCCTTCACCTGAGTTCTTTGATGCTTTATTAGAAATAGAACAAAGTAATACTTTAGACGCTTCTATACGTAATACTGTTAGCGAGTCGTATTTAGATATGAATACTGGCTTTGTTAAAGAAGTTAAAGAAAAAATAAGTGATAAGTTTAAATCTGAATACGATGCTTCTAAAAATAGTTTATTTGGTTGGTTAACTGGTAAAAACATTAGTGGACAACCATTAATAAATAGAGCATCTGGAGATATACAAATTAAAAGAGGTAAAAAACCTTCTACAGTTTCTGCTGATAAAAAAATAGGTGGTGAAGATGCTAAAACAACTGTAGCTGAAACTTTAGTGTCAGATGATATAAGTCCAGAAGACTACACTGACATGAAGCTTGCTCAAGACAAGTTAAAGAAAATTAAACCTCAACAATCTAAAATAGCTAAAAAAATAGATTTAACTGATAATGAAATTAACTTAGCTAAAAGAGATATAATAGGTTTTTTAAGAAAAACTGATAGGCCAGCGATGACTGATCCTAAAAAGTTTTTTAAATCTTTAATTGATCATACAACTGGTAAAGGTGTTCAGCCAGGTGGTTTTGCCAAAGTTATATATGATAAATTAAGTTTGCCAAAAGATGGTAAATTATCGACTAAAAATAAAGAGGCATTTATTAGAGAGATAGCTGAAGATTTAATAGCTTTAAATAAGGTAGATCCAGCTGTTATGAGAAGATCTAAATGGACACCTTTCTATGAGTTAGAGATAAAGAATATGAATCCTACTCAAACTCAAAAAGCTATTGATGAAGGTCGTATACCATCTACAACTAATTTAAAAGCTGGAAATGATTTATTTAAAACGCTAGATCCAACTGTAGATGAAGTAGTAGAGTATTTAAATAATATTAGACCAGACGTTTTAAAAAGAAAAATGCCTAAGTTTTTAGGAGAAGTTATAGTTAAAAACGAATTTAACGAAATAGTAGATAATCCTAAACAACCTATTTACGATACTAAAGGAAATGAGACTGACAATACTATAGATTTATCAGAAAGTATAACAGAAAAAGAAATTACAAGAGGTGCACCACAGATTAAAGAAAAAATAGCTAGACCGCAAGGTGTTAAGTTTAGTAAAACAAGTATAAATAATGCAGCTAGGTTTTTTTTAGAAAAAAATAATATAAAAGAATTTAAATTCAATTTTGAAGGTGAAGAATTTATTTATGATGTAAATAAAGGGTATTTAAAAAACACTGATAATACAGCAATAAAGTATTACCAATATGTTACACAAGAAATATTACCTAAATATTTGCCAATATCTAATTTAGTAAATAGTAATAATTATGCTTCTAGGTCAGATAAATTTGGAAGAGGTCATTTTATGACAGGAAAGCGAAGAGCTAATATAGTCAAAAAAGGTTTAAAAAATGAAAAAAAATTTACTGACAGAGAAAGAAGTATAGTTAAAGAAGCTGTTAGCCAAAAAGCTTTCACTACTACAAAAAAAGGTAAAAAACAGCTTATTAATTTTGGAAGTAAAGAATATTTACAGAAAACAAAAAACAATTACGACGGATTAGAATATGTTTTATTTCAGCTGCAAGAAATGGTTAAGGATTACCCAGAAACATCATTTTATGTAGCGGGTTTATTTAATAGCGCTTCAGGTAATTCTGGACATTTTATAAGACAATCAGCAATGCCTAGAGGAGTTGATCAAGGTTTTATTGATGCAGGTTTTAAAGGAGAGAAAGAACATATATGGCAACAAAATCAAGCAGCTGAAATGATGTTTGAAGATATAATAAACGGCACTGTTAAAGAAAACTTTAAATTTATTAGAGATAATTACTTTATGTTAGGCATTTCTAATTCTAATAATAATAAACTAAAAGATTTATCGGGCAGATATGGTGAAAAATATAATTATGGAAATTTACCTCCTAGTATGTTTATTAAATCTTTAGCTGAAGCTTTAAAAACTAACAACTTTTCAAAAGCTATGAGTATATGGGTAAGGTATTTTAACTCAAATGTTAATGGAAACAATGGTGGTATGAATCCTAACTCTTTGACTTTTGACGGTAAACCAGTATCTGAATTGTTTAATGTTGGCGTAGAGGCTAAATATAAAAACAATCCTAATGTTATAAAATTCCAAAACTCATTAATTGAAGATCAAATTGTTAATGGATTAAATCCTAAAAAAGCTAAAGAAAGATTAAATAAATATTTAAATCTAGCACCACAAAAAACAAAAGCTGGTAAGTTTTCAAAGTCTGTTCTTTCTAAATCTAAGGTTTTAAACTTAGATGGTGATTTAAGTATGCAGGAGTTATTAGGTAAAGCTGCTAGCATAGATGAAGCTTTGAGTATAGCTAGAGATAATAATGCTCCAGTTAAAAAAATTAGAGTATTTGATTTTGATGATACATTAGCTACTACAAAATCTGATGTTTTATTTACAGAACCTAACGGAAATAAAGGTAAGCTTAACGCTGAAGAATTTGCTAAAAAAGGATCTCAATTATTAGACGAAGGTTATGTATTTGATTTTTCTGAGTTTAATAAAGTTACTAAAGGTAAACCTGGCCCACTATTAGAAGTAGCTAAAAAAATACAAAAAGCAAGAGGAACTGAAGATGTGTTTGTGTTAACAGCTAGAGCTCCTGAAGCTCAAGTAGCTATTAAAGAGTTTTTAGATAGTGTAGGATTAAATATACCATTAGAAAATATAACTGGATTAGGTAATTCTACTGGTGAAGCTAAAGCTAATTGGATGGTTGATAAAGCTGCTGAAGGTTACAATGACTTTTACTTTGCTGATGATGCTTACCAAAATGTTAAAGCTGTTAGAGATGTAATGTCTGTTGTTGATGTTAAATCTAAAGTACAGCAAGCTAAGTTTTCTAAATCAAAAAATATAAGTTCTGATTTTAATAAATTAATAGAGGAGTCTACTGGAATTGGAGCAGAAAAAATATTTTCAGATGTTAAAGCTCAAGTAAGAGGTGCTAAAGCTAAAAGACAAAGATTCTTTATACCACCATCAGCTGAAGACATGCTTGGTTTAGTTTATACGACCTTAGGTAAAGGTAAGAAAGGTGAAGCTCACTTAAAGTTTTATCAAGAAAACTTATTTGATCCTTATACTAAAGCTATGGAAAACTTATCTACTGATAGAGTTAACTTAATGTCTGATTTTAAAGCTCTTAAAAAAGAGTTAGATGTTCCTAAAGACCTTGCTAAGAAAACAGAATCAGGGTTTACTAACGAGCAAGCTGTAAGAGTTCACTTGTGGAATAAAATGAGTGAAAAAATACCTGGATTATCTAAAACTGATTTAAAAGAATTAAATGACATAGTAGAGAATAATCCTAAATTAAAAGTTTTTGCAGATCAAATACTATCTATAACTAAAGGTGATGGCTATTCTACACCTAAAGAAGCTTGGGCTGTTGGAACTATAACCACTGATTTAATAGATGTGTTAAACACTAAAAAGCGTGGTAAGTATTTAGAAACATGGAAACAAAACAAAGATCTTATATATTCTAAAGAAAATTTAAACAAGCTAGAAGCCGCATATGGACCTAAATATAGAGCTGCTGTTGAAAACTCCTTGAGACGTATGGAGTCTGGTAGTAATAGACTTGGTGGAGGTAATCAATTGAGTAATAAAGTTTTAGATTATATAAATAATTCTACTGGAGCTATAATGTTCTTCAACACTAGATCAGCTATACTTCAAACTATATCAGCAGCTAACTTTATAAACTGGGGATTTAATAACCCGTTGAGAGCTGGTAAAGCTTTTGCTAATCAACCTCAATACTGGAAAGACTTTGTTGAGTTAATTAATTCTGATTATTTAAAAGATAGACGTAATGGTCTTAAACTAAATATAAACGAATCTGAAATAGCTAATGCTGCTAAAACAAGTGGTAATAAAGCTAAAGCTGCTTTAAACTATATACTTGAAAAAGGATATGCACCAACTAAGTATGCTGATAGTTTCGCTATTGCCTCAGGTGGAGCTACATTTTACCGTAATAGAATTAATGATTTAATTAAAAATGAAGGTAAAACAGAAGCAGAAGCTAAGGAAATAGCAATGAAAGAATTTAGACAAGTGTCTGAAACATCTCAACAATCTTCTGATCCATCTAAAATATCTCAACAGCAATCTAGTGATTTAGGTAGAATGGTATTGCAATTCGCTAATACTCCAATGCAGTATGCTAGAATACAAAAAAGAGCTTTTCAAGATATAGTTAACAGAAGAGGTGATTTAAAAACTAACATAAGTAAGATAGCTTATTATGGCTTTTTGCAAAATATGATATTTAACGCCTTACAACAAGGATTATTTGCTTTAGGATTTGGTGATGATGAAATTGATGAAAAAGAAGAAGGTAAACTAATCAAAGCAGCTAATGGAATGTTGGATTCGTCTCTTAGAGGTTTAGGTATGGCAGGTGTTACTGTTCAGGTTCTTAAAAACTTAGGTATAGATATATATGATAGATCTAAAAGAGATAGACCTGAATACAGTGATTCTTATAAGAAACTACTAGATTTTTCACCAGCTGTAAAAAGTAAATTAGGAAAGTTTCAATCTGCTGCATATCCTTTTGATAGCAAGACTCGAAGAGCAGAGGTATTTGAAAAAGGATTTAGCTTAGATAATCCAGCTTATGAGTCTATGGCTAAGGTTGTTACAGGTACAACTAACTTACCACTAGACAGAATGTATAGCAAAGTGAATAATTTATCTGCAGCTATGGATCAAGAAACTGAAACATGGCAATCAATAGCTATGGTTTTAGGTTGGCCAGAGTGGCAAATAATGTCTAAAGAAGAAAAACAAAATACTTTTAGTAGAGATAGTTTTAAAATTAAAAGAAATTCAATTAAAAAAAGAACTCTAAAAAGATAGGGAACAATAAAAATACTGGGCACCATACCCAAAGTTCCTGTAACCAAAAAGGGGAAGTCGTAAATGACCTCCCCTTTTATTATTTTAATCCTTGCAGTATTCGCAAGTACCGCCTAGACATAGTCCGCACATAATTTTATATTTTAAAATCTATAACTTAAACCAAACGCAACAAAGAATCCTCCAGTAGCTATTGCCATTGTATTAGGATTCATATTAAATTTTGGTGCGCTCTTGTGGTGTACCATATAACCGGTCCCAGCTGTCATCATGCTAAGACCGGCAATTATTGTTAGCTTTTTCATGTTATCTCACATGCTCCTCCTGCACAAGCTAATTCACCTGAAAGATCTGTTTCATCTTCAACTTCTACAATGTTGCTAAGATCAACTTCCTTTAAATGTTTCATAGCCATATCATAATATACTTTGCCTATATCTTCAAAAGGTGCTTGTGTATAAGTACCGCCATCATAAGGCAGTACAGATAAACCATTATAGTGTTCTCTGTTATTCCACATCCATTCACCTGCTTTATCCCATTCATCTTGTTTAAGACTAACAGTTGCAGACACA